CAAAGCCGACGCTCTCCCAGCGTAAGACATGCAGTGCTCGGTCCAGGCGGATGCGTCCGTTTTCTCTGGTCACATCGCCCGCGAAGATCCAACCTCGGTCCACGACGACGACAGCGCGTGTGCCCGCAGCGGGCTTTACGGGGGTGTACTCAATTCCATTGATGGTCAGATTGGTCATGTTGTTTCTCCTGTTTGCCGACATGGCTTCGTGATGGTGCCATGCCTGCGGGGTGGTTGCAATACTGTGAATTTTTACAGTGGCGTTTTTGCTTCAAGCATAGGTTCCCCAAGGGTGATAGCCGAGGCTGTTCACTCCCCGCCCGTAGGGCCACTTGATTGTGATCCCACCAGCGTACCCATGGGGCAGCGATTCATTCGATGGAGCGTTTGTCTCACCTCTGGCCGCTCCGTCTTGTCCAGTCCCTCGCTGACAGGCTAGGCGGCATCTCCGGGGTGTACGGGAGCCGGTGTTTCCTTCCGCGCAGCCCAGGCAGGCTCTTGCTAACGTGCGGAGTACGGATGGCGAGGGGAAACAAAAAAACCGCTTACAACTGCTCCCGGTCGCAACCCGGGTTCGGCCCGGGCGGAAGCATGTGTAAGCGGTCTATCTGTCGGTTGCGACGCCAACGGGCAGGATTCTACGTCAGTCCTCAGCGTGGTGTCAAGCGTAAAAAACCCGCCGAAGCGGGATCAGTTCTCAGTGTCAAGCCCTGATGAGCCTGTTGAGCAAGCTGACAGGATCGAATGTAGCCCATGTATCGGCCCTCGCCGCCGCCGCATCCGCCGCCCACGCCGCATCCGCCGCCGCCGCCCATGCCGCATCCGCCGCCGCCGCCCATGCCGCATACGCCGCCGCCCTCGCCGCCGCATCCGCCCATGCCGCCGCCTTCGCCGCCTGCTCCGCCGCCCACGCCGCCGCATCCGCAGCCCATGCCGCCGCCGCCCATGCCGCATCCGCCGCCCTCGCCGCCTCCGCCGCCTCCGCCGCCGCCGCCGCAGCCGCCGCCGCCGCCGTGCGCTCTTCTGTCATGCTTCGCCACACGGCACCGAAACCTCTCTCGTCCGCCAGCGGCTGGAGGGTGGGCAGGACAGTTCCCCACATCCAATCGAGGATGATTTGCAGGCGTTCCTGTTCCTTGGCTCGCCCGGTGCCCGCTGCAAGGGGGAGAAGCGACTTCCATTCCACAGAATTACGCATCTCATCAGGCATGGAATCTTGGACTTTGATGATCCAGCGCCCGATGACTTCGGACATGCAAGCGGGGATCTCGTCCGTGAGCTTGCCGCTTAGCGCAAGGTTGATGGCTGCGATGGAGCAGGCGTTTTCCTTATTGCCCAGGCCCGAGGGCAGGTGCATGTCGCGCAGCTTTTCAGCGATGGCGGTCTGTTGTTCATTGGTCAGCATGTCATTTCTCCTGTTGTTTCACTTGTAGTAGCTGTCACGCTCCGCGATCCACCGATCCTCGGCGCGGTCGGCGTCCTCATCGCTCCAATCGTCGTCCGGTTCTTCGTCGTCCGGGCGGCGGGGGCGGTCCTCGGGTTCTTCAAGCATGTAGTCCATGTCAGTACTCACCCCACCCATTCGTTGACTTTGGCGCAAGCTGCTTCGTCGCTCAGGTGCCGCAAATCGGTAGACTGAAACGGGCACGAATGCCACGCTTCGCCTACGTCCGGGTATCGGTAGAAAACATTCGACTCTGGCCGCACGGGGTCAAAGTCCAGTTCAATGGTGTCGCCTTGAACGACAGATGAAATGATGGTCATAGTTCACTCCTTAGGCATACGGGCGAAGAACCGCCCGTTCGTGAAAATTATGCGCCGTTCTGTCGTCCCATCGACTAGGGGACAACCCTGAAAGCGCACCTCCTCTCCGTTCCTCACGGCCTCCCGTTCGGCTCGGGTCAGTCCACTGACACGGCGGGCACCCTTAGCAGCGCCCCATAGGGCGCAGCGGGCAGTCTGGGAATAGATCATGCGGTTTCCCTCTCTGCGACGAGGGTGATCCCGTCAATCAATTCATCGTCGGTAAATTGCTCTGCGTGAGCCCACAATTTTTCGTGAGCCCACGCCGGGCAGGCTTCAATCAGGCTGGACAAATCGCGGTTGACTTGTCCGGGCTCTAATTTGCGGTCTGTGTACAGTACACAAATCATCGGTCAGTCCTTCTCAAAAAAGTACAGGTTTACGCCACCTCGACGATTCCAAAACGGCTTTGCCACCCACCGTTCACCCGTAGTGGTGCGGATCGGTGCGGCATCCCGGACGCGACCGTACAGGCAAGCGCGGGCATGGGATGCATAGGTTTTTGTGTCGCGGGGAATGTGAATAGCGCGGTCGTTCGCGCCCATGAATGTGAGCATAGGTCAGTCCTTCAATTCAGCGGGGATGTCTACTTCTGCGCCCAGCTTGCTGGCGACAAAGCACCGCATAGCCGCGACGAGTGGGGTGGAGCCATACAGTTCCCAGGCGTCTTCGTCGTCGACCCATATGATGGCGGCCCAGCGATTCATGTTTTTGTAAAGCTCAATCGTTTCACGCTCGATGATCGGCCCGCCTTGTGACCAGTCGGTGGAGTACGCGGATGCTGGGTACTCGTTGCCATCGTGATCTTCCGCAAACTCCGGGGCATACTCATCACCCTCGCATTGCGCCACCGCCCAATCCAGGGCGGCACCTGTCAGTTCAGATGTTTTCATAGGTCAGTCCTCAGATGTAGCCACGCTGCGCCATGTAGGCATCGCGGGCGGGTTGATCGGGGAAAACTTTGACGCGGTTCACAGTGGCGGGTTCACCCTTCGCTGCGATACCGTGGCGGGACTCGATAACCCAGAACCCGGTGCGATCCGCGCCGAATGTGGAAAGGCGGTAAGCCATAGGGGTCAGTCCTCCAAAAGGGCGCGGGCACGCTCAAGAGCGCGAACGTAGTTACCGGCAGACGCAAAGCCGGGATTGTTTTCCCGATGGTGGATGGCCGTGAGCAAGTTTTGCAGGGCATCCCTCAAGTCGGGTGCCTTTGTGAAAAGGCGGGCGTTTGAAGCCAGAGCGGCAACGCGGTCACGCTCATCGGCGGCACCAGTGGCGTAGGCGGAACGAAAAAATCGCTCTAGTCGTTCTTCAACCGTTGTTGTATGTATCTCAGGCCAATTGAAACCAGCCTCCCGCGCCATGCGAAAAAGCTCGTCTCGGTCGGGTCTAGGGGTATGCATAGTTCAATCCTCAGAAAAGCCGGGGCCTAAGCCCCAGCGGGTTAAACGTGGTTACCATCCTCGTCGAATTCGTAACCATTGGCCTCAAGAAGCTCGTCGGTAACTTCGTCGCTGGACTGGTACTCATACTCAGTCTCAAGCGCCCGATAAATCCACCGTGCGAAGTCCCGCAGACAGTCGCTCAGTTCTTCGCCATCGGCCACGGACACCGCTTGATAGTCCGTGCGAGAGACGTTAAACCGCATGGTCATTTCGTGGACGTATCGCCCGGACTGTGTGACGCTGGCCTCAAGCCGATAGAAGTTCCGGGCTTGTACCTTTTGCAGTCGCTGGACGATGGCGTGCAAGGTGGCATCTTGAGGGGCGTAGGACTTGACCGCATCCAAAGCCCCTTTGGAGTAGGAATAGGAACCTTCAAACGATGCACCATCGCCTTGTGAAAAGAAACCAGAACAGAATACTGCGGGCTCTTCACGGGTCCGCCCGTTCATAAGGCGGACGGTCCTCTTTCGGATATCGAGCCCGAAAAGATCGGCCACGGTAGCGGCATCGCCGATAACGTGCTCAAGCTCACAGTCTTGATCCCGTCGCCACCATTCGCGGGCCTTGTCCTTTGCGCTCTCACTCAGTTCTGAAAACGTGTAAACGGTTTGTTCGATGGTTCGCATAGGTATCTCCGTGGGTCAACATGCCCCCATTGCCCACAGAATGGGCAATAGGTGCCGGTCAGTCCTGATTCCAATATCTCCAACCGGTGTGCCGTGGTAAGGCATAGCCTATCCGTTCCCGTAGGTCGTTCATAACTTTCACCCATTGCCGCCCGTAGGCGGTCAAAACATTGGCGCGGGTCGAATGGATGCGATCATGCAAAGCCCGCATGCGCGCGTAATGGTCAATGGAATAAGGCATTGGAGTTCCTTTCAGCGCGCCCTGCGCGCAGCAGTTTCAAATAACCCCCAGCAGCACTAGAACTAGCGCCACCAGGGAAACGAGGAGGAGGAGGAGGTCTTCCGTTTCCACGGGTCAGTCCTCAGAGTGTGGCGCGGTCGGCCAGTGCATCGGACACTTGGCCGTCCTTTTGCATGTAGTCAAGCCAATCACACCATGCGCAGCGGGTATCTGTCGGGTACATGGTCCCGGTCCCGGCGTAGTTTTTGATCTTGCGGCGCGGAAGGGTCGGGTGTTGTTCCCAGAATGCACACCTCAGTTCTTTTTGTGTCGTGATCATGGTCAACCCTCAGAAAACGCAAACGCCACGGGTGTAGCAGGATTCCACGCTGGACCCTGCGGGAACATCCCCAGGGCGCAGGATGTAGAGTGCCGCGCCTCTCGGGTCGGATTGAATGTAGGTTGTCAGATCATCGCAATACGGGGCCAGGGTTGACGCCTCATCGCCCACATAGCGCCGTTCGTTCACTTCGCGCATGATCTTTGCCAATCGGCGCAGGGCTCCGGCTTCACGGTCGGCCACGGGTGAGCGCATGCGGGCATCATTGGCCCCGAGGTAGCGCCGGGAATAGCTGATCCAGAAGGGCTTGCCAGTGGCGTCGTCTCGTTCGATAGCGCCGTTATCCGTGCCGCATTCCAGCTCGTACCATCGGCGCAGGGTGGAATTGATCCGGCGCAGGGAGGCCACCTCGGAATCGGTAAACCCGAGGGTTAGCAGATAGGAATCAAGGCGCGCGCGGCGCAGGGCTTCATTCTTTGTCATGTTCGTTTCTCCTATGGTTTCGGCACGGAAACCGCACCCCATAGCGTCCGATGGACGCTAGGCGGGTATGGTCACCAGTACGCTGCATCCCGTTCCTGACGGTCCAGAATTGCCCCTTCGTAGTCCGGGGCATGGTCAACCCTCACGGGCTTATATGTTGACTGAGCATAGGCCGCGCCTCTGAGGGATTCTTGCGCTCGCTTGGTGTAGCCCTTGAAAGCCGGTCGCCCGTGGTAGTCGAGCGAAGCGAGCACGGTATAACCTGCGGTAGTCAGGGCATCATGCAACCAAGCATGCGAAGGGATGAAAGACCATCCATTGTTCCCGGCTTCAATATCTTGCATGGTGCGCAGGATCAAGGCGGATTGTGTCGGGTCAAAAACGCGCATGGTGTCTCCAAGCAGGGGGGAAAGACCCGGCAAAGCCGGGCAGGGGTTAGTCTTGCCCGGTAGCTGCGCTGATAGCTGCGCGGGGTGTCTTGACGATGAATCCGCTGTTGCGCAGGATCTCGCGCCGGATGGCAATGCTGCGCTCGGCGGCAGCGCTGCGCAGCGAGCGAGCCGTCTTCATTGCGGTGCTGTATTTGTCTGACTGGCCCAGGATGATCCAAGCGCGCAGCGATTGCTCGGCGTCGCGCTCGATCTGCTCGGCGTCGCGGATCAAGTGCTCGGGCTTGACGGTGTAAATGGTGGCCATGTCTATCTCCTGTTGAGCGCTGCACCGTGCAGCGCATGGCATGCATCATCGGCCCTTGCATGGCCCTTTGCCATAGGGACAAACCCTGCTGTACGGGCATACAGTGCGAGCCCTGGTGTGGGTCCGAAGCCCGCCCGTAGTGAGCGAAGCGAACATCAGCCTTGCTTGTTCCCCACTTGTTCCCCTATACTGTATAGAACACCAGTAGGGAATACACCTATGAAGCTATCTCGTAAGGCAATAGATCAAGGCCTAGACAACTTACCCCTGAGTGTGATCCTCGGTAAGCAAGTCTCCGACGGGTTGACAGCATCTCAGCGCACCTTTGCCAAAGAGGTCGCAAGGGGCCAGCGCAAGGTGGACGCATTCAAGACAGCCTACCCCAATAGTAAAAGCAAGTACTCAATCACTCACACGCCATATATGCTCGCCCGTGATCCACGAATCCAAAAAGAGATAGAAGCCTATGAACTGGCAATAGAGGCGGCAAAACACCGAACCCCTGCCGCCTTACGCGAATTGGTGATCCAAGGGCTAGTACAGGTGGCCCTTGATCCTGACGCTAAGGATGCAGTGAAGGTGCAGGCCCTGAAGACCATCGGCACCATCACCGAGGTAGCAGCGTTCACCGAGCGTAAGGAAGTGCGCACCATATCCAGCAGCGAGGATGCCCGCGCCCGTGTGATGTCAGAACTACGGGGCTTGCTGACGTCAGGCGCAACCGATGCCACAGTGATAGAGGCGGATAGCCTGCTAGCAGAACTGGACGGTAGCGTTAAATTTAACGCTGCGCCCCTGGTGGAAACGCCGGAGCCGCCTAGCGCAGACCCACCGCACCCGGACCCCCCCGAGGCGTGAGCAGGAGTCCCGCGCACTTATACATACTATTCCACTCAAACCAACCCATGCCTGTGTCCATCCCGTTAAATTTAACGCCCCGCAAAAATTTTGCTCCGTCCTCCGTACCCCACGCCTCTGATCTGGAGACACCCCCCGGTAGGCGAGTCAAACAAAAAGTGGGGGGGGGTAGCAAAAATTTGGTTAGCGTTAAATTTAACGACACGAAAGTAAAACTTTAAGAATGTGCGCTAAGTTGTTGATTTATAAGGGATTTTGCCTTTTGGCTGTGTTGCGTACAAATTTGTACGTTGTGCAGCGTTAAATTTAACGACATGAAAGTGATGGTTTAAGAGTCGTGTCTAAGTCGTTGATTCGTAAGGGAAAAGTGGTTTTACAGAGTCCGCTTCGAAAAGTGCATGGCTCGTTTGAGGAAGTGATGGAGATGGGGATGACGGAGGCGCAGAATGAGGTTTTCTTGGCGATAGATGTGTGGTGGAAGAAGTTTCACTATGGGCCTACGTACAGGGACATCATCTTGTTGAGGGGCAAGGGTGGGTTGGGGAGTACGAAGAAGATTGTTGATAGGCTGGTGAAGATTGGTGCGGTGAAGAGGGTTGAGGGGATGGGGAGGTCTGTGCGGCCCGTGTACGTAAATTTCAGAGACATTGAATGAAGGAGAGAAGATGGACAAGTTTTTGGACTATGTGAAAGAGATGTGGCCTGAGTTTCTTTGTGGGCCGCATCATGAGTTGATGGCGCGGAAGTTTGAAGAGGTTGCTGGCGGGAAGATCAAGAGGCTGATTTTGAACTTGCCGCCTCGGCATACGGCTTCAGAGTTTGCGTCGTATTTGTTGCCTAGTTGGTACCTTGGCAGGTTTCCTGAAAAGCAAGTGATACAAGCAGCCAGTCTTCCAGAACTTTCTAGAAGTTTTAAGGTGCGTGTTAATAGATTGATGAAGTCACAAAAGTACGTTCAAGTGTTTTCTAGTCATGGACAATTTTTGACTACATCGGTTGGTGGTCCAGCATCTGGATATTGTGCTGACTTGTACATTGTTGATAACCCACATTTGTCTTGCTCAGATTACAAAGACGAGTTCAATTGGTTTATACATGGCCCGATGTGTAAGGTAAATCCTCAAGGAGCTATGGTTGTTGTGATGAGCAGAAGCTCTGATGATGATTTGACTG